TATTTAAACCACCAATATCATTTTTTGTACAAGTAGAAATAAATCTTTTTTTATTTTCTCTATAAGGAAAATAAAGTTTTTTTCTATTATTATTAAAATCTGTATATCCATAGCAAATATCATAACATCTACTACTGAAATCTCCATTTTTTGAATTTGATAAATGATATTTATTAATCGCAAAAACTTTATCTTCTATCAAATTTTCTTTGGTTATTTCATATCTATTTTCCCAAAACAAACCATCTTTTTTTGAAAACGGTCTTGAATCAAAATTTAAAATTACTTCTTTCTTTTGAATTACATGTTGGATTCTTTTTTCTGCAACTACATTCTTATTCTTTATTAGTCTGTTATACACATATTCAAGTGTAAGGTAGAAATTAGAAATTTTAAAGTATTGCTGTATAGCATCAAAACAATCCATAGGTTTATTAATTTTACTATTAGCATAATCAATAAATCTTAATTTTCCAGTATAAGATGAAGCTCTTTCAAACCAACAACCTGGATTTCTATCATTTCTAAAAGGAGAAGTAACATAAACATATTCTTCTGGTTGAAATCCAAAAACTAATTCAAAAATTTCTTCTTCTGTAATATATTCAAGAATAATATTTTGATTAATAAAACCTCCTCTATCAATATCATCAACTGTAAAAACATTTTTATTCATATAATATTCTTAAAAGTGGTAAATATAGTAAAAGAGGTTTATTATTTAATGATTTCTACCAAGTAGATTTTTGAGCAGCACCATTTCCAGGTTGCATATTAGCTGCTTGAGCTAAAATGTTATTTGATGCCTCTTTACCTTCAATTTGTTGGTTAGCTTTAAATCCTTCCATGAACTTTTTATCTTTCATAATAGGATGTACTTGACCATTCTGATTTACATAAGTAAGAGAACCATCTTCTGCTTTCTTTTCTAACCAAATACCAACTTGGGCAGCACAAGTAAAATAGCCACCACCCATAGTTTTAGGTATTTGAAGATATGTTTTATCTTGACCTTCTGAAATTTGCCATTGATATTCCAAGAATACATCTACAGGTTTTGTAGCAAAATCAGCAGGAACAAGAGCTACTAATGATTTAATACCAGCAACAATATCAGCAGGATTGATAGTAGCAACAACAGCATCAATTTGAGTTTGTGTTACACCTACTGCTTTTAGACAGTGTTTGATAACAGCAATTTTCTGACTCATAGAATCAAAATACAAATCTTCATACCCAACTTCTCCAGGATATACTTTGATGTTATTTTTACCAAACAAAGCTCCTGTATCTTCATACAATCTTCTTCTGTATTCTTTTTCATCTACTTTGAACCAAATATCTACTGCATTTGCTGGACCATTATTTATTCCACCATCAGTAATAAATTCAAATTTTGAGATAAAACCTTGATTTAAACCAAATTTACCTGATGCTTTACTTTTTAATGATTCATCTGTATCATTAACTGCGAAAATGTTTTTTAACATAATTATTTAGAATTTTAAAGGATTAATTAATTACCAAGTACCATTGTTACTTGCAGTAAGAACCATGACATTTTCCATCAGTTCTGATTCAACTATATCAATTACTTGTTGTACAGCTTCTGATTCAACAATATGCATCTCTTGAGTAACATTTGATTCATCATCAGTATCATCAATCAAATTGATACCAAACTGTTTTTTTGCTTTACGATTTTTTAATTTTGGATGTTGCCAAACAGCTGCTTTCATAGCAGCTACAGTTTCTCCAAAATGAGTAGCAATTTCTTCTCTGCTTTTACCTTCATCAAGTAAAGCTAATACTGCTGATACAGTAATGTCTTTTTTAACTTCTTGTTCTACTGACATAATATAAATTAATTTAATTTTTGAATGTTTTTCAAGCTCTTTTGCTTCTTGAGCTAATTTTTTGTTTTTTCCTCTTCATAAGAAGTTTCTTTTGCTGTTTTAGATAAAAACAACATTAAGATAAAACCTATGTTTAAAAGAATACTGACCACAAGAAAGAATATTAATAGTTTTTCCAAAATATTCTTAATTATAATTCATCAATGCTTCCAATATAAACTGATAATCATTGCTTATTTTTGGTTCAAACAAGTTTTGTGGACTTCTTGCTGTATTAAAACCATTATTTTGAGTTTCTAAAATGTAACTCAAACCCTCTGTTGATTTCTCAACCATACTATAAAATACAGATTCAAGTTTACCTTCTAACTGCATTTTAGTAGCCATATTACCAAGAACTTTTAATCTTTGCATTGTTTCATTTCCAGATTTGAAAGTTTCAATATGTCCTGTAATAAAAGCATATCTTTCATTTTCAAACATATTTCTACCTAATCCTTCATCAATGTGATTGATAATTTCTTTGTAACTACTTGGTATAATATGAAAAGGAGTTCTTGGATTAACTTTCTTTCCATACTCTGCATTTCCACCTTCCCAAACAGGATTTTTGTTATCAGCATTATACCAAATATTAGCATCATGCTTCAAAGTTCTCATACCAGAAGATTTACCTGTACCAGGTTCTCCAAGTATTAAAACTAATTCAAATCCTCTTCTTTGTAGGTCTCCAATAAAAGTATAGATGTCCATTCCATAATCTTTCCCATTATGTTATCGTAGAAGTTTTTTATCATCTACTTCTATATATCTCTATATAGTTCAGCATACATCTTCACTAATATATAGTGTTCGGCACTCTTGGATATATTATTGTTTTAACTAACTCAATATCTATGCGTTGAACCTTCCCCATACTATTATGTTATTTCAGGGTATTGGCTGCTGATTGCCCATTAGCCATCTCTATAATTTTCAAACATTCACACTTACTTTTTCAAGTTATGTTGTAGTTTATAGAGTTTTAGGGGTTTCCAGCAATTCACCGAATTTTAGATAAGCAGAGGATTTATAAAATCAAATTTATACATCATTTCAGGAATAATATAATCTTTTGTTAGATTGTAAAATATTCTTGCTGAATCAGCTTTAAAATATATTTTAAAATCTTTTTGTATAGTTATTTCAATATTATATGTTTCTTTTAAAAACATTTTTAATCTTAATAGTCCTTCAATTGAAAAACTGCAAGTAGCTATACTTATACTACAACCTCCTGATTTTGTTCCATCATCCATAAACCAATAAGCCATAGCTAAAGGTGTTAATAATGTTAAATCAAAAGGTACATCTTTTTTACCATTTCCTTTTATATAAAACAATTCATAAAATTGTTTTAAATTGTAATTATTTTTTAGACAAAAATAACAAGTCCGATATACTTTATTATTTTTTTTATTCTCAACTTGAGAATATCTTACTATAGATGTTAAGCTATCTAACTTTTGTTTTAAATATTTACAATAAATTTCTTGGTTTAAAGAGTGATTATATCTTCCTAAATAACTATTTACATGTTGTTTTTGTATATTTCCATCTCCTAATAAAGTACCAAATAATATTTGTTGTTGTTCTTCTGAAATAATTATATTATTTCTTCTATACAATCTATCATCTATCATTTTCCCTTTTTGTTTCCAAAAATAACCATTTACAGAATTTATATTATACCCTGTAATTTCAGATATTTCTTTATAAGATTTATTTTGACTATACAAATTTTCAAGTAACAGTTTATCTAATTTCATATAATATTTTTTTACAAATATAATAAAAAATCAGACATGTACAATTTTATTTTTTATAATTTTTATTTTTTACTTATCATGCCCAGCTTTCTTTTTATCTTTCATGTATTCTTCATTCTGAATACCAGTAAGAGTATCAACACAAATTGTTCTTATTTTTGTATCTGACATACCTATTTAATTATTAATTGTTTAAATTTCTTGATTCCTCCTAACATATCAACTCTAAAATGTTTAGGATAAATAGTGTGCCTACTTTCTACAAGATGAATACTTCTCATATAAGGATATAATAAATTGTTTGCTCTGTCTTTAATCATTTTTCCAAAATGTTTTGTTAGATTGTATCTATCATCATTTGGATTAAAAATTGTAAGCATAACATCACAATCTTCTGCTAAATTACCAGTTTCTTTTACATCATCTGAATTAGGATAAAGCATATCATCTTGTTGTTTAATTCTGTTACTATCTGTCATAGACCTATTAAGATGTATAATATGAACAAAACTATATTTAAAAGAAATTTTCATTTCCACAGCATATTCTGAAAATTTATCAACAGTTTGTTTTGCTGTAAATCCTCTTTCAGGAATAAGTTTTCTTAAATGGTCTGTAATAATAAATGTATATTTTTCAGGATTATTTGGTTCATATTTTACAATTCTTTTATGAATTTTACCATCAGCTCCTGTAAATTTGCTGTAAGTTATTTCACCATTTAATTCAGCATGTTTTATTAATGAATTTCTAATACCAGTAGGATTGTCTTTATTTTCAAAAAAACTAATTATACCTTTTTTCATAAGGTCTCCTTTGGTATCATATTCTCCAAATAAAGGAATTATTCTATTTTCATATACAATTTTAATTGCTTCAAAAATAGAAGGATTGACTTTGATTATTTTACCATTATCATCAGATAAAATACCTCTCAAATAGTTAGAAGACAAGTCAATAATATTTTTCCCTTCGTATAAAACCCCTTCATCTAAACTAATATTTTGAATACCATAATCAGAGTTTAAAAAATGAGCAACAAAATCAAATTCTTTACTAATTCTATCTATTTCATAAGAATAATAAATTATTTCTAAATCAATATAAGAAATATTATGAATAGATTTAATTTGCTCTTTTGTAAAACCATCATTTAAGAGTTTCAAATATGTGAAATTGTTATTAATAACAAATAAACAAGGACCTATAACAAAACCAGCATCGACAAGTGTTGATTTTCCCAAATTGTTATCTCTAAAGCTCTTTATCTTTAGATTCTGTAGTTTCTTTTTGTTATATCTACAGTTCAGACTATCTCTTCTATGACCTTTTAACATTGGTTGTATAAGTCATAGTACCGCTTTCTTGCATAAATTATATCCTCAACACCACTTGTTAGGAATCATTATGTAGTCGTTGCACACTCTCTTCATATTTCTATAAAGTATTGGCTCAAGATTGTCCACTTCTGGAGTTTCCTTGAATTAACGGTATTTTATAAAGGCAGATTTCAATCTTTTTTATACTCAAATATAAAATTATTAGTTTGTTTATGAATACCATATAAAACTTTTTGTATAGAACTCCTATTTATATTTAATCTTCTTGATGCTGACATAATACTTGGAAATTCCTCAATTATATTATTATTAACATCTTTTTGAATTATAATTTTTTGACCATTTATACTAATTACACCTTGTTGGTATAATTTTTTTCTTGTAATAGATAATTTATCTCTTACTGACTGAGGCATAGTATAATTAATAACATTTATATAAATGTTGTAATTAGGTTTATAAATAGTAATATAATATTGTTCTTTTTCTAATAAGTTTTGTTTTGTATATTCTAAAATTTTAAATTCAAAAATTAATTCACCATATATATCATAATCTTTTTGTAATAAATCATTAGGATGTTTCTTATGTTTAAGTAAAGAAAAATGTTTAGTTTTTCTATTACCTAGATTTGTAGAATGTCCTATATATAAATTATTATTTATTTTATTTATTATACAATAAATTCCTTCATTTAAAAATTCTAACATTTCCATAATTTTTTTTTACAAATATATGAAAAATAATTAATTTGAGCATCTAAATACGAAATTTTATTTTACCTTTAGCTGCACCAGCAACAACATAAATTGTTGCTTTTTGTAAATCATTAATGCTAGCAGAGATGTTTTCTAAACCTTCCCCCATAGGAAGACCTTTATTTACTCCTTCTTGTCCTTTTTTATATGCTTCAATAAAATTCATTACATCATTGTATTATTTGAACTATTTCTACCATTTTCAGAAACAGTCATTTCTTTGTATTTATTTACCCATTCTAATAAATGTGATACTTTTTCAGCACCTTGACCTTCATAAATAAATTTATGAGAAGTCTTTAAATATACAGGTTGCGTAACTGTTCTTAAATACATTTTAGTAGCTTCTATTATTTCATCTTGCCTAATTGCAGGATTATTAACAAAAAACGTTTTCATTCTTGCAGCAACATTTCGGTAAGTTCCTTTTCTGTCTTTATTAATGTTACTAAATTCTTCCATCCAATCTTTTACCCATTCAAAACCAGTAACTTGTTCTTCAAATAAAGGAATATTCCAATTAAGAGTTTTAGATTTTTCATCTAAAACTAATATCCTTGTCCTATTCATTTTTTCTACTAGCATCAAAGGGGTGTAAGAAGGTTTCACATCGTAATAAATAGATAATAAGTAAGCTGTACCATCATTTACAGGAATATCAAAAGTTTTTAATACAGTATTTATTTCAGGATTTATTAACATAATTGTTTTTCTTTTTGGATTAATAATTTTATCTCAACAATTTCCTCATAAGAAAAAGTCCTATCTTCATCATTAATTACAGTAATATATTTTTCGGTAAACATTGCACCAGGATTATCTGTTTTAGATAGAATAGAATTTCTTTTTAATTTATTAATTTTATTGAGTTGTCCATTTTTATATAATCTCACCTCCATTACTTTTTTGTTTTAAAGATTCATAACTGATATGCTCTATTTTAGATTGGTCAAAATTAGCTAATGCTGTATTAGACCATACTTCATCTTGTGTTTCATCACAAACAATAATCCAAATATGAGCTTCATGACCAGGTCTAAATCGTAGCAATCTACCTATTCTCTGAATCAAATCTTTTTCTTTTGAATTTAATTGAAGAATTAATCCTCTATCTAATCCAATAAAATTATGACCTTCATTAATAGCTTTTACACAAGATAATTTTTTAATTTCATCTTTTTTGAAAGCATTATAGAAAGCATTTCCTGATTTAGAGTGAAAAGTTTCTTTACAAATTTTCTCTGCTTTTTCTATACTACCACAAAATATCAAAGTTCTATCTTCTTTATTTATGTAATTATTTAGTATATATTGAGCAGCAATGAATTTACTTTCAAGATTATATATAAATCTCATTCTGTTAAAAGTAGAAATTTGACCAGGTCTTGTAAGACATAAACTAGATAAATAGTTATATTTAGCTAATTCTGTTTGAAAGAATGGTTTTTCTTTAGTACCAGATTGAACATTTTTATTAACATTATCCAATTTTGTATGAACAACAGTGATTTTATATGGAGCAACAAATCCTAACTTAACAGCATCATCTAATGTTAAATTATAAACTACATGAATACCTAATCTTTGAAAAATAGCTAATTTTTCTTCATCATTTGGTACAGTAGCTGTTAAAGCTATAACATTTTCAATATGATTATTACTAAACAATTCAGATGCTAATTCAGTCATATTATGACACTCATCAAGAATACCAGTATTAAAATCAAAATCTTCAATTTTAGAAGCAGAAGCATAACATAATTTTTCAGTCTTGTTATATAAAGACAATTCTCCCCAATTGTTAAATTCTTCTTTCCAATTTTCATCTCTTAATTTCTCTGTTGGTACAAGTAAAACATTGACATAATTAGAATCTTGAACATTATAATATTTTAATAAATCAATAGCAACCTTACTCTTTCCACTACCAGTAGCCATAGATACAAGACCTCTCCCTCCTGCATTGATAACTGCCCACATAGCTTCTTTTTGTACAATAGCTCTGATTTTATTAACAAATGTTGTTACTTCTTCTTCTATTGTTAATGTTTCTCTTAATAATAAAACCTCATCTACACATTCTAAAATAGATTCATGTTTTTTAAGTAGCAAATTTAACTTTTTTAAAACTTCTTTCATGTTAAAAACTTTTTTTTATACCTAAAAGGTAAAATTATAATTTCTGCTTTGGGGTTATCAGGTAAATTCATATTCTGAAATACTGAATGTGTTTTATCAGAAATGATTTGTAAAGGATATACGTCTATATCATATAAATCATTGATTACGATACTCAACCCTTTAACATCAAATACAGCAATTGGATTAAGTAATTCAAAATTAAATATCATTATTTTTCTCAATAATATTAATAATTTTATAAACTTCTGCTATATAGTAAGGATAATAAATAATCTTTTTTATTTCTTCATCTGTTATCATTTGATTGACAACAGTACATAGAAAACCAGCTTCATAATTACTATATCTTATCTTTTTTATCAGTTGTTTAAATTCTTCAAAACTCCCATTATAACCTTGTTCACTAATAGCAAAAGAATAATCATTTCTTAATTTCTTACTATCTTTAGGTTCAATTGGAGGCATTTCTTTTATTAGTGATATACCTTGACCTATATTATAATATTTTTTAGTTTGTTTATTATAAATTATTTCTCCACTTATTAAATATCTTGTAATTCTCTGAATCTCATTATCAGAAATTACATTTCCATTTTCATCATAAACTGTAGTTAAAAGTCTATCAATTTTATTAACTTTAGTTCTTTTAAAAAAGTCATATAAATCTGTATGATTGTAAATAAAAGATTGAACATCTATTCCGTGAACAAAATAAGCTTCAAGAGCTTTAGGTATAACTAACATAGAAAAGTTCTTATATAATTCAAGTTCATATTCATAAATACCTTTCCTTTTGACCCCACCATGGTCATAAATNGCAAGATAATTATTTACATTACTGATTATCATTTTAGAATAAAATGCTTCTTCTAAAATTAAATCTGTTAAAGATTCCCATCTCTTACAGATTAATCTGAACAATTCTAAATCTTTTTTCTTAATCCTTATGGTTAAACCATCAGTATTAATTTGTAACATTTCATAGAAAGATAATTCTATGGTTAATGTTTCAACCAACATNCATAAAAGTAATTGACCATTTACACAAGTCTGAACTACATATTGCTTATCACATAAAGGACTAAATTCACTACCTCCCTTACCATAAGAACCATTCCCTGCTAATTTCATTGATGTATTTTCAGGAGTTTTCTTTGAATATAGTTTTCGTTCTTCTTTAATTTCTTTATGTACTTCTGCATATACTCCTTTCAAATGTTCAGGTTCAAAGTTGAATTTTTCAGACATACTTGGATAAAATCCGACTACATCAATATCAANTATCAATTCATCTTCTTCTGGTGTATAATAACCAGAAGTAATTGAACCATGAATACCACCTACTCCAAAATCATACTGAAATCCTTTATATACAATGTTTAAATTTTTCTGCTTCCCAACAGTTTTATTTACAAAATAATAAGGTTCTAATGATACTAAATCTTCAAAAGGAATTTTACTAAAAACACCATTTAATTCTTTTATTATTTTAGTTTTAAACCAATTAAGAATCTTTTGAAATGGTTCTTCTCTGAAAACAATAAAAGGAAGTATTGTATCTCCTATATTTATTGATTCTCGAATAGTATTTCTTGGCAATTTTCTAATTCCTCCAGATTGAGTTTCAAATTCAGTATAAACAAGATGTTCCCCTGCTTTTTGGATAATTTTACTAATAAAAATATGTTCTCCTATTTTTACATCATTAAAATTTGTAAAATCAATGTTGTATTTGGAAGATAATATTTCTCTTAATTCAATTCCAGGTAAAGTTTTGAAAAAAGTTAATTCTGTAGCATCAACATCATTATCACAATACTCAATTACTTTATAAATTTCTTCTCTTGTTAAATAAGTTCCTACAGGATATGGTAACTCTTGTATGTTATTTAACCTTAAATTAAATTGTAAAAGTTTTAAAGAAGTCATTTTAGCTTTATTATCAAAATGATTAATTTTGAATAAGTCAATTTGTTTTCTTAATGGAGTAATTGCTTTACTGAATCCACTACCTTGTGTTTTAATTTTTTTATCACCAAACTTGAATATAGAAAGACAAGCATCTTGTGCTGACATATTCATACATTTAGTAATAAGATGATGTAAAACAGGATAATCATAAAATAAATTATTAAATCCAATCATAGTTNCTACATCATTTAATANCCATTTTACTAAATCATTTCTTTCATCTGCTAAACAACTGATTTGAAATTTTCTTCTTTCTTTTGTAAAAGGATTTTTAGCAGATAATAAGAATAAATTAGGGTATGATTCTTCATCATATATCCAAGTAAATTGTTTTACAGCCATAATAGTTTAATATTCTAATATTCCTGAATCTCGTATTTTCTCATACAATTCTATTTTCTGTGAGGGAAATAAAATTGTATCATCTATATATCTTTTGAGAGATTCTTTCCTATCTGAAATGGTTAATAAATTAGTTGTTTTTAGTGTTACTTCAATTCTATTCATAAGTTCTAAAACATAACTAGCTCCTTTTTTCATGTGTTCAGCATCTTCTGAATTAATAGTAAATATTTTATTCACATAATTTTCAATATGAGGAATTGAATTTTTTACACTTTGTTTTGCTTTATGAGCTAATAATTTATTTTCCTCCATAATTTCAAATCTCTGTATTAACATAGATGCTAACACAAGACTTTCAATCATCACATCACTCAATTCTTCAGATGTTAATTTATTTACCATTAGGTAAAATTTTAGAAGCAACAACATTATTATAAACCTTATCCCCTTTAATTGAACCTGTAAAGTAATATTCTACTTTTATTTGCTCACCTATTTGCCATTCAGTATCTAAATCAATTCTTGATTCAAAAAATACTATTTGTTTTTCATTAGTTTCTACACCAATTGTTCTTTTACTAAATGGGTTACCATTTTTTCTTTCTATTTGAATTACATCTGTCAGTGTAATTATTTTACCTTCTAAAACATAGGTTTTTCGATTACTACTCATATTTAAACGTTGTATAAAATTAATAAATCACTTGCTCTAGTTACACCTGTATAAAACAATCTCAATTTTTCTTTTTGGCTTGAATTGCGATTAATATTCCCAACATTGAGAATTACTTGTTTATATGTACTCCCTTGACTCTTATGTACGCTAATAGCATGATTATATTTTACTTTAGCAAACCTGTCTTCAAAAGCATTTTTACTTGCCCATTTTAATTTTTTATTATGGCAACTGTATTTCATAAGAGTTAATACAGCATTTAATTGCTTTTCTGCATCTTCATGTATTATGAATATTCCTTCCCAGATTAATTTATCATCATTCCATTCATCAACTTGTTTACCATTTATAACATAAGTTTTTAATGTAACAACATTGACTTTAATAGGACTTTCTTCCATTATAACATTGAATACTATATCAACAATATCAAGTTTATCGACTTTTATTTCTTGATTTGTAAAATAAGTTTGATAAGGTTCATCAAAGATAAGACTTTCTCCTAATTCAATTTTAGTAGGATTAGTATAAATTTTTTCTCTAACTAAATTATTTATCCTATCTATTTCTTTATTTTCCCAAGCGAGATATTTTAAATCATCTGAACCATTTATAGTAGCTAATTCAGAAATTATTTTGTCTTCATCAGTAGTATAAACAAACCCTTTATCATTACTTAATCTTGTTTGTAAATCCCATATAGCATTTATATTTCTACTCAATGTAATAATAGGATTACCTTCTCCTTGCCTAATGATTTCAGTCAGTTCTACTTCTGGATAACTTTGTAAAAATACTGGACTTTCTTCTTCTTTTACTGGATTTATTTGCTTATCATCTCCAAGAAAAATAACAGTTGTTTTATTTATTGTAGCATACTTTTCTATCCAACCTAACATTTCTTCTCCAATCATAGATGATTCATCTATGATTAAAAGAGATACATCAACTAAAGGCATACGTTTAGAATTATTTGATAATAAAGGTTGAAAATGTTTAATACCTGTATTTTTATCAATAACTATTCCTACTTTTAAAGCAGAATGAATAGTAATTAAATTTAGATTTTTAAACTCTTCTTTTTTGGTAATTTTTCCAGCTAATACTGAAACAGCTTTATTTGTAGGAGCAGAACAATAAATAGATTTGTATTTAGGAATACCTTTTGATAAACTTTTAAGTAATTCATCTACTACTGTTGTTTTACCTACTCCTGCTGACCCTTTTATAAGTAATCTTTTGCTGGTTTTAAGTATTTCTATACATTGGTTTATAACATCTTTTTGATGTTCTGTTAATATTATCATAAGTATTTCATATTATTAGTTTTAATATTAATAAAAAAACAGAAAGTGAAGAAAAATCTTCACTTTCTGTTAAAATTTATGAATTAAATTAAAGAACTTTTTGACCAGCTTCTTCTAATTCATTTTTGATTTCTGCTGTTAGATATACATCTAAAGGTTGAGCAGTTCTTATGTCTATATCTTGAATAGAGCTTACTTTAAAGCAAACCTGACGATATTGACATTTTCCATTTTCATCTAATACTAAACTCCCAGCATCAGAATGACTATCTGGATATCTTACACTTTGTCTATTACCAATAGTATCTATTGTAGTCAAACCAGCAGTAATTGCATATTTCTGACTATCATTCAGAATTGGTTTGTTAGACAATATTTTGTAAAGAGTAGCATTTGGAAAACTTTTTAACTTTTCAGTTACACTTTCTATAGTAGAGCCCATAGGTACATCAATCCAAGCAACTCTTGTTTCAATATTTTCAAATGGTTCACTTTCTTTAAAACCGAAGTCTTTGATACCAAAGATGTTATCTTGCATATCATTGCTTACAGACTTACTTGGGTAAAAACTCAAGGTTTTTACAGTCTGTTTAATTTCAGCAGATAAAGTACCTTCTTTTTGCCAAGCACTTTTATATACTCTTGTAACTTGTAAACCTGCTTTTGAGGTTTCTTTTCTAATTCTTTCTTGTGCTTCTGCAACTGTAGAATCAACTGGTGTTTGAACTGTTCTGTTCATAATGTAAAAATTAAATGTTAAAAAATAAATGAAATGAATATGTAGAAAGACAAAATGTCTTGAATATTACCAACAAGAAGATTTAGCATAATATGTTTTGTGCAATGCAACTACATAGTTAATAGGTTAGCTTTAACCTCGAACTTTATTTTAATTTACTGTTCTAATTTTATGTAAAACTAAATCAATCTCAAACGGAGAATAAACTATTTACTGGACTTACTTGGTGTTGTATTCATCATATATCTTAAAAAGAAATCAGATTACTATCTCACAAGAATTGACAGGCTTGAGTTATTCATTTGTTATATTTTTAAAAAATGAATGATTGAAAACTTTAATAAAAGGATTACATCAATCATCCATTTTCTGTTAATAAACCCAACTTTATCAACAATATTTCTTACATAGATTCTAATTTAACCAAATCATTGGTTAATATATCTATTTGTTTTTTTCTATCAGCCATAAGTATATTTCTCATTTCTATTAAAATATTTGATTGTTCATCAATATCAAATTCTTGTTGTATAAGAAATATAGTTTTTTCTGCTTGACT